GGATGATGTTGTGCGTCCAATGACCCCAGCCGAATACGAAGCATTTATACAACGGCAAGTCGATTATGTTCCGCCCGTTGGCTAAATATGCGGCACTTGTTTTCATGGTTGCAGTCGTAGCGGCGGTGCTCAATGGATGCAGCACAACACGACACAACATCGAGCCAAACAGATGCTCAACAAAAATGGCTTGCGATGTCGCCAGAGGATAAACACGCTCGACTAATCCTGATCGTCGGCATTACCATGTCGGTCTGTTTTGCCGCAATTGTGCTGGGCTTTGTAATCGGACTGCTATTTATCAGCCAGCCTCTTGAACAGGCTCCAAATGACGCAGCCTTTATCGACCTACTCTCGACCGTTGTCGTGTTCCTCACAGGATCACTCGGCGGCCTATTAGCATCTAACGGAATGAAAAAAGCCAAACAGACAGGGGCAACAAATGAAAGCCAGTGATAAAGCAATGATCTCGACCTACATCAACAGTGCCATTGCAGCCGCAGTAGCCCTGTACATGTCAGGCAACACCGACCCTAACGACCTACTCGGCGCAGCCATCGCAGCTGTAGCACCACTATTTATCGGCTATGTCAACCCGAAAAACAAGGCTTATGGCATCGGCAAAAACCCCGAAGCCTAAAGCACCAACGCTGACCGCTGTACCTGCACCGCTGGAACGGCACTACCACAAACTGGTAATGCCGTCAACGCTTGCCCATGTAACCCCGGGTGAACTACCAGCAGGGCTGCTTGTCGATGTGAAGCCATACGGCAAACTGCACTTATTAGCAGCTGACGCATACATGGCGCTACGCGACGCAGCCTTCGCCGCTGGAGTCAAAACCTTTAAGCCCACATCCGCCGCCGACACTTATCGCAGCATCTCGACACAGACCACAGGCTTCCTCGCTCGCTACCAGACCCAGCCGATCGCAGGCGCATCGACGCGCACTTGGAAGGGTGTCACTTATTACCTTAAAGCTGGTAATGCGCCGATGGCTGCACCCGGCACGAGCCGTCATAATCTCGGGCTGGCAGTTGACATTAGTGACGCATCAGAAACAGGCCGCATGCAATTCATGCTCAAAAACATCGAGGCCTACGGCTTCACTTGGGAAGTGCAATCAGAGCCATGGCACATCTTTTATTATGTCGGCGACCGTGTTCCAGCCCTTGTGCAGCAATGGAAACAGGCGAAATCCTTGCTTTAGTCACACTCATTGCCTAGGGTCGATGTACCGACGGAAGGCAAGCGAAAACCATGGACGCAAAGACCTACATCTACGAGGTGTACACCTCACATCTAGATAGCGGTCAGCAAGTCATGGTGCAGATATTTCGTGATCCACTCGACGGCAGGACGCTGCACTCGCAGCTCGCCTTTAAGGACATCTCAGGCAGCTGGGGTGTCCCTTACCAACTGGAGAAAAAATGATCTTTACAGCCCCCAAGATAATCGCAGGCATCATTAGTACTATCTGGGCGTTTACGACCTTCCTAGGGGTCGCTAGGAGCCTTCCAGAGGCAAATAGCAACATCATCCCAGCCGCCTACTACGAGGCAGTACTGCCAGCCAGCACCACGGTCGCGCCGACCACGACGATCACCACGATCGCCACTTGTGACGATGCCCTACAGCTCGCCCTTGACCTTGGCTTCCCAGCCGACCAACTCGGCACACTTGATCTAGTCATGCACCGCGAGTCACGCTGCCAGACAACAGCGCACAACTTGAGCGATCCCAACTCAGGATCGTATGGCTTGACACAGATCAACGGCTTTTGGTGTCTGCCCAACAGCAACTGGCCTATCGGCTGGCTACAAGAAAAGGGCATACTTGAAGAATGCAGCGATCTGTTTAACGCCACGATTTCACTGCGCGCCACCCTTGCTATATACAACAATTCAGGATGGGAACCATGGGCGACAGCGAAATAAACAGCATCTATCCCGAAACTGGGATCACCGAGCACACCCGGGCGATGATGGGCATGATCGACGACCTGTTCACACCGAACCATGTAAAACGATCAAAAGCATCACACCTTTACCATCTTGTAGGCGAACTCGAAGCGCTACGCGACGACCTACGCCGCATGGACGACCCACGCGCAAACTTCCTACAGCTCGCCATCACCGAACTCAGCCAACTGATAATCTAATCTCTAGTAAGTAATCCCGAACAAAGGACACCCGACATGATTCAAATCATTCCAGAAACACGCAAAATATTTATCCGAAATCTTCCAAATTCACCTGATCAGTTTGACAACTTAGTTATTGCCTACATCATTTATTCTGGAAAAGACATTAAAGATTCTCCGTATGAAGCAGACGGCGAAACATATGTGCAACCATTAACCAGCCTTGATGCAATGGAACACATTCAAGCGGCTTGTGGTGCAGATGCGTACATGTTTATGCGAGATGCAGAAGGCAATGACGAGGCTCTTTAATGTCAGACCTACAGCTCTTTCAAGCCACCCTCGGCCTCGGCGGATACAAAGAACAGCCATTTACCATCGAGCGCAATGTGGTTGCAATCAGCCGATCAGCACACCCAACATCTGCTAACGCTGCATTACGCGCACTACCTAAATCAGGCTCAAAGCGTAAGCGTGTTTATGACTTCATTAACCGTGTAGGCGGTGCTACCGACGAAGAGATCGAGGAAGCACTCAGCATCTCAGGCAACACGGTTAGACCCACACGCGGCTCACTAGTAAAGGACGGCCTCATTGTGGACTCAGGCCTCGAGCGACTTACTAAGGCAGGCAACCCTGCGATCGTGTGGCGTGTGGCGTGACCAAGTTCGGCAGATACTTGCCGTCAGATCGCACAGTAAAGCATCGTGAACGAACAGCCAGAGCAATAGAAACCGACAATAAGCGAAGAGAAAAGGCAGACAAAATGGGCTTTGACCTTGCAAATTACGAGACAGTGGCAGATCGACTTGTGCGCTGGTGGGCTGCATATCCGAACGGACGCATACAGACACAGATTTACCGTTACGACGGCACAACTGTTGTGATGAGCGCGGAAGGCTATAACGACGATGATCGGCTGATCGCTACCGGGTATGCAGAGGAAACAGTGTCAGATCGTGGCGTTAATGCGACCAGTTTCGTGGAGAACTGTGAGACCAGTGCCATTGGCAGAATGATTAGCAATAGCCCGATCGGTACTGCTGGCCCTCGACCTTCACGCCAAGAGATGGAAAAGGTTGAGCGGACTGTCCCTGTGCGCGCTGTAGTTGGCTCAGGGCAGCCTGTACCGAAGCCACAGCCATCAGCAGGCGCGTTTGTTAGCCCTAAACAGCAGACCTACATTAAGGCGCTTGCCCGTGGTAAAGGATGGGATGAAGGCGAAACACTTGAGCAGCTGCATGCGTTTTTAGGTGTAAACGATGTCATCTTGGAGACCTTGACCGCATCACAGGCAAGCCGTGTTATTGAGGCGTGGAAGTGAAAGAGGCAGACTTCCAAAAGATCGTCATAAACCTTGCCAAGATGCATGGCTGGCTTGTGCATCATCCTTTGCCATCTATGAACAAGCGCGGTGTCTGGGCTACACATGAGCTAGGCGATCACGGCTTCCCTGACCTTGTACTTGCTCACCCCAGTGGGCGTGTTATATTCGCAGAACTTAAAAGCGATAAAGGCAAAGTCTCACCGCTGCAATCACGATGGATCACAACGCTTCAACAAGGCGCAGTCGTTTGGGTGTGGCGGCCTACTGACCTTGACTGGATCGCCAAGTATTTAAGCCAAGGAGCAGTTACAATTTAATAACGCTGGTACCTTGCGGGACAGATCACCAGAAATGGTGAAGCAAGGCGAAACAGAAGTTGGGACCTCGACCGTCCTCGGCCAGCATCATTGACCTAAGCCATTCGCACGGCAGTTGGTAACACTCGGTAACGAGGGTAGATCGACGCGCCCTGAAACATGCAACACGAAATGAGTTAGGCAAAGCGTCGAGGCGACCTGTAAACATAATCAGGTAGGTAATGAGGTAACGGAGTGAGGCATCCCGTGGGTGAGCATTACCGTGCTAGGCGTTTACAGATGACATACAGTTAACAAACCAAGACCGAGGCAACATGAACCCGACAGCAACACAGACCACAAGACATCGAGGACAAGGCGCTTGCGCCGCGTCAGCTCAAGCCGAAGGCGCGAGAGCATGAGCAAAGCACACCGAGACCCCCAGTACACAGCCAACAGACGCAAGGTGCTAGCAAACAAGCCTGACTGTGCATACTGCGGCAAACCCAACGCAGACACAGTAGATCACATACTTGAACTCGATGCCGGGGGCGACCACTCAATGGACAACCTTGCACCATGCTGCGCGGCCTGCAACAACATTAAAGGCCACAGATATGTGACAGCCCGAAACGCACACCGCCAACACTCAAGACACGAGTCAATGCAAAAAAATGGAGTGCGAAATATCAAAGAGGTTTTTTATGAAGAGAAGAGATTGACCCCGACCCAACTCTTGTCTCTATCGGATGGCAACCAGCCTGAACTGGCAGGGATCAGCCATGACTGGCCTCGATTGGAAACGACTGTCACGGATCATGCTGGATCGTTCGGTGCTGATGTGCAGGGATGGGCAGAACAGCATCTAGGGATAACGCTTATGCCTTGGCAGGTGCGCGCGCTTGACGGTCAGCTGGCTTATGACGAGCATGGTGAGCTGCTGCATCGGACGAGCCTTGTTTCGACTGCCAGACAGAACGGCAAGACCGTTGCTCTAGGTAGTCTCGTCGGCTGGTGGCTGACAGAGATGCCCAAAATACGGGGCAAGAAGCAGACCGTCCTAACGACTGCTAACAGGCTTGACTTGGCGATTACATTGTTTGATGAGATAGCCCCAGTGCTCGAGGCGCGCTTCGGTGCATCCTGTGTTAAGGCTTACGGTCGAAACTCGGTAACAATGCCAGACGGCAGCAAGTGGACAGTCAGGGCGGCAAAGCCTTCGGTCGGTCACGGCACAAGCAACGATCTGATCGTGGCAGACGAAATCTGGGACATGTCGCAGCTCGCTATAGACGGCGGCCTAATCCCATCTATGCGCGCACGAAAATCACCGCTTCTCAGCTGCTGGTCAACTGCTGGCACTGAGGCATCAACCGCTTTCTTGCGCTGGCGTGAACAAGGCCTGCGCGCCATAGACCGTGGAGAACGATCGTCGCTGTACTTTGCCGAGTGGTCGCCGCCGCCTGATCTTGACCCGATGAACCCTGCCGCGTGGGCTTACGGCAACCCTGCGCTCGGTCACACTTTGAAACTGTCAACGATCGAGGCCGAGTCTCAGAACCCTGACCGCGCCCAATTCTTACGGGCATCAGTAAATCTGTGGGTGGCTTCCGATCGCGGCTGGATACCGCCGGGTGTCTGGCCTGCACTCGAGCATGAAAGCGACATACCAAAAGGCGGCATCGTTGCCATTGAGACCAGCATGGACGACTCGCGGTACTTCGGCCTACGCGCCGTAGCGCTACCTGACCGCCGCATTGTTGTGACCGTGGCCTTCGTCGTGGACAGTTTTGCAGCTCTCTTGCTTGAGGTCGACAGGCTGACCGCTGACGGCTGCAAGTTTGCTATCTCACCGAGCATCGACATCCAGTGGCCTCGACACCTAGAGACCAAAAAGGTCATTGTCGGCTACGGCGAAATACTTAAATACACCCCCACAGTAAGAAACTTGATAGCAGAAAAAATGCTGCTACATGACGGCTCAACCCAGTTGGCTGAACATGTGCAGCGCGCTGTCGCTGTCCGATCGCAAGGCTCTGTCGCGGTGTCATCTCAAAGATCACCCGGGCCAATCGAGTTGTGTCGCTGCATGATCTGGGCAGCTGCTCTTTGCTCGAGACCATCTGTGTCGGGTAAGCCGATGCTGGTCACTGTTAGTCAGTAACATACCCTCGGCACTCGGTCGAAGTACCTAGCCTTTCGTCGGGAACTGATTAGGCCGATCGAGTGCCACCATCACAGCGCTTGCATCTGTAATGTTGTGGCATGGGATTATTTGACCGCAAAGTAAGCAAGGCCGCCATCAGTCCAGCGCCTGCTAAAGCGGCAGCTGCTGGTGCAATGAGTCCAGGCTATAACAGCAGCAATGTTGGCAAGAACATGATCGGTCAGTACTACACCTACCGCGAGGGTGAACTGCGCGCGGCGGCAATCTCAATCCCAGCAATCTCACGCGCGCGCGATCTACTTGCATCAGTAATCGGCTGCATGCCATTGCAGATGTACAACGAAATGTGGAACGGCGAAGAAATGGAACGCGTTTATATTGCGCCGCGCACTTGGTTGCGTCGACCAGATCCGACCGTGCCTTACAACTTCCTAATGAGTTGGACTTTTGACGACTTGTATTTTTATGGGCGCGCATTCTGGTACATCACCAGCCGAACCGCAGACGGCTTCCCAGCAACCTTTACTCGACTACCAGCAGGCTCAGTTACCACAACAGACATGGCTGGCCCCGTATGGTTCGCACCATCATCGCAAGTTTATTTTCAAGGCGGAGAGATCGACCCTAAGAACTTGATCCAGTTCTTGTCGCCAACCCAAGGCATGGTCTATTCATCGCAAGCCGCCATTGAGACCGCAATCAAAATCCAAGATGCTCGAGCGCGCAATGCTTCATCGTCGATCCCTGCTGGTGTGTTAAAGCAAACTGGTGGCGAACCCTTAAGCGCACAAGAACTAGCCGATCTTGCAGCTGCATTTAACCAAGCGCGCGCAACCAATCAGACCGCCGCGCTAAACGAGTTCCTATCTTACGAACCGACAACAATGTCGCCAGACAAAATGCTGCTCATCGAGTCAGCAAACTACAGCGCACTAGAAACTGGTGGACGGATCGGCAATGTTCCGCCATACCTGATCGGCGTATCGACCGGGTCATACTCGTACCAGTCATCACAACAAGCGCGCATGGACTTACTCTTTTTTGGTGTGAAACTTTATGCCGACGCAATAGCAGAAACATTGTCAATGAACAATGTGCTGCCGAACGGCACTTTCGTTGCCTTCGATTACGAGTCATACCTTGAAGAGAATTATTTAGCAGACAAAATGGAAACACCAATATCAGAAAACACGCAAGAGGAGATCGCAAACTCATGATCAGATTCACAGCACCATCCGTCAGCATCGACGCAGCAGCAGGCGACGGCACACCATCACGAACTATCACAGGCATCGCCGTGCCATACGGTGTGGCAGCAACTGTCTCGGACGGTACAGCCGTAACCTTTGAGCAGGGCAGCCTGCCAGTTGAGGGTAAAGCCCCACGGCTCTACATGAACCACGACAGCAATCAGGCCATCGGCATTGTTACCGAGCGCGTCGATACCGCTGAGGGCATGTTGTTTAGTGCCAAGATCAGCAAGACCGCCGCAGGCGACGAGGCTTTGCAGCTCGCCCTTGACGGTGTTCTTGACTCGGTATCTGTTGGCGTAAACCCAACAAAGACTCGAGCAAACGAAGACGGCTCAATCACCGTCCTTGCTGCCGACTGGATCGAGTTGTCCATGGTGCCAGTTCCAGCCTTCGCTGGCGCAGTCATCACAGATATTGCTGCCAGTATCCACCACGAACCCGAAGAGACCGACAATAATGAAATACAAGAACCCACAGAGGAGACAGAACCCATGTCAGAAGTAACAGTCCCAGCAGTCGAGGCAACCAT